AGTGTAAGGAATGTGGTATCGTTACCCCCGTCGGTTCCCTTGAAGATGATGTCGCTGTTGTTAGCAGCCGCATCAATCGTGATGTTGCCAGTGGTGGTAGTCAGTGTTACAGCAGCGTCTCCAGCACTCAGGTCATCAGCCGCTAGAGCGGATGCAGTGCCACCACCGGATGCTGTTACTGTAATAGCGGGTGCGCCGCTTGCAGATGCAGATGATGCTAACGATATCCCTGTTCCACCGATTAACTCGAATGCCTCAGGTCCACCCGCTTGTATTACAGATTCATTCCATGTAGTAACAGTCGCTCCATTAGCAAGAGTGCCCGTTAGTGCTCTACTTATGTAAATATCATTACTGTCTATGTCAGTTACTCTAGTGCCTTTCTGTATACCGCTACCGGATATATAATTTCCCACCGCAAATGAACCGGGTGTGGCTGTACTAAACTTAGATGAACCTGCGGTGAATTGTGCGTTTGTAGTTTCGCTACCTTTTGCAATCAATATACCCTTGAACTTCGTAGTAGCAGATGCTGCGTGTGACAATCCCGGATTCGCCATCTATTAACCACCTGCCCCTGATAATGATAACCCATTACAATTAACTGAATAAGTTGTTATATCCTCTGACGTATGTTGTATTTTACTTGTATATTTGAAAACTAAAGTCATTGTGTCGCTATTAGCGCCTAATCCAGCGCCTCCTAAAACCCAGTGAAAGTGTCCTACGTCTACATCACCTGATTGAAATTGCACTATTGTGTCGATACTCGGTGTTGCTGCACTTCCGGTTCTATTTACCACACCATATATTTTGTTTACAACTCTGTATTGGATTTCACCAGCATCGTCTTTGATACTCATAGCGCAAAATGCTTCTGCTGCTTGGAAAGTATCAAAAGAAGCATTTTCTATATTTAGATTTAACACAGTTACATTCCCTACGTTATTAGCACTAGTACCGTAAGTACTACTCGGTAGTTTATAGTTACCTGAAGTTTCTGTTACAGAAAGTGTTTCACTTGTGTAAAAGTTAGTACCATCAACGTCTAAAACCGGATGAGTACCATTAGACCCATACCCTGCATTATCTTCTATACCGTCACTAGCACGCAATCTTGCATGTGCGGAATGTATAGCAGCGCTACCCTCAAGATGACCAGTAATATCCACACCAGTAGATTTAGTTTCTAATTTTGTAGCGCTAGTATATTTTAGTCTAACATTTCCATCTGCTTGTAGATTTATGTGACCTGCTGTACCAGCGTCATCGATTGTTGCGAGAGTAAACTCTGCATTTGCTGCTGCTGTAAGCGTAACCGTATCACTGCTAGATGGTGTGAATGTTATCACGTCGTCAGTGATGACTGTGGTACCAACCGTGAAGTCAGTCGCAGCATCGACTGTAACAGCAACAACCTCAGAGAACGTACCTGCTACTGCGCTGTTAGCACCAATAGTCGTACCATCTATCGAGCCACCATCTATATTGGCTGTGGTGACTGTACCTAAGTCAGCGATAGTAGTTCCGTTAAATGTCGAGTTCTTACCAAAGACAATTTGCTCACTGCTGTTAGTGGTTTTGAACTTTATGTAAGAGTTAGAACCCTCGGTGATGTTTAGTGCGTCTGCTAGATTGTCTGTGAGACTAATCTTGTTCAATGTAGTGTTCCCACCGAACTGTATATCTAATCCAACTGCCGCATCATCAACGCTTATGCTGTCAGCGTTTATGTCACCGACGTTGGTGATGTTGTTGTCACCGAGACTCAAGTCACCAGCGAGTGCTGTAATTGTGATTGAGCCAATTGTACCGCCCGTTACCGCATTACCGCTAATTTGGTCGTCTGCAAGAGTCAAGGTTCCAGCCGATACGTCAAGTGTTTTACCCGTACCTACTGTAATGTCAGATGTAGCAATGGTAGTACCGTCAATTGTACCACCGTTAATATCTGTCGTTGTTAAAGTCGATTTAGAAATAACTACCGAACCTGTTCCATGAGGTGTAATATTAATCGCTTCATTACCTGTTACGGTAGAAATCGTCTGACCATCAATCTTGATGTTATCTATGTCAATATATCCTGAATTAACAAGGAGATTTCCGTTACTTAGAGTAACGTTACCTCCATCTACAACTAAACCTGTCTTGACGTGAAAATCTCTTGCTGTACCCATATTTTTTCACCTCGATTATATTGTTAATGCTTGCCACGATACGCGCACCGTAACATCTTTGTTGGTTTCCGTAGGTGTTACCTGTAATTGAATGTTCTGACTACCGCTAGACCCCGTAACGCCAATTTGATACGCCCCCTGCTGTGACCCAACGCTTGTCACTACACCGTATGTATTTAGGAATGCAGTTGTTGCATCTGTATCACTTCTCCCATCATGTGTAACAACCATCTCTGCTGTTTCGTATACTCTACCCCCGCTTCCCGTACTTGTGTTTTCAACAGATACTAACAATTTAGCAGCCTTAAACTTCCTGTCGTGAAATAAATCAATTGTTACTGGGGTAGAGCCGTTGTTATTACTTGCAATAATATTAGCGCTACCGTAACCGAAACCTAATTCGCCTACTTGGAATGGCGCATCAGGCGTACCCTGTAACACCCCTACTCTATTGTTAGTAGAGTCTGTCTTTAGTAGATTTGCAGATGATTTTACAACCAAATCAGTGGTATCTAAATTATCAGCGTACACATTAGCCCATCTGAGAGGGTTAGATGCATCAGTTGCCCCTAGATTTAGTGCACTGTCACTACTAGGTAACCAGTGCTGATTAACCTTCAAACCTTCTAGGGTCGCATCTGCGTTGCTGCTGAAAAGTATCGTTTTGTCTCCGTCGGATGAGTCTATGATGATACCTGCACCATTAGTAGCAGCGTCATCGCCGCCTTTTGCTATGAGAATATGCAGGTCTTCAACCTCCAGTGTTCCAACATTTAGTGTTGTGCTATCCCCACTGACAATCAAATCACCAGTGACTGTGAGGTCATCGTTTACGGTAAGAACCCCACTTGACGGGCCTATCGAAGTGATACCCGTTTGATTAGCGTCGATATTGATTACCGCGCTAGATGCAGTCAATCCTGTACCTGCAAACAATGTCGCCACATCGTCTATCGATTCTCTTCTTGTTGGGTCATTACTAGTTCCTTCGTCGGAGAAGGCAATATAGTCGCCCGATGCTATTGCCTCTTCTGTAAGCCCGTTAATATCTATTGTTGATGCGCTGCCTACCATTTGTACAGCAGTTGTATTGAAGTATAATTTACCATCATCTGAGTCTACCCATAGAGTTCGTGCATCCGGCCCTGAACCAGCAGGGTTGCTTGACACACTGGCTTTGAATGCTATACCACTAGCATCGGTAAGAAGTCCTCCCATAGTTATCGGACCGCCTACGTTGAGTGTGTTACTCGCGGTGGTGAATGTCAGTTGCGCATCGTTAGAGAATGAACTACCGTCACTTATCTGTATAGCACCTGCTGAACCACTAGCACCTACTGCTGATGATGTTGCGAATACTTTTACCCACGCTGTACCATTGTAAACAAATATAGCAGAGGATGCCGCATTAACATTACCGTCAGTATCAGAGCCATTACTCAAACCATTGGGGTCAAATACAACTATGTTACTATTTCCTGTTGCAGCATTGTTAACTATAATCATATGACTTGGAGGAAATGTACCAGTAGGTGTTAAATTAATAGTACCGCTAGGTGTTGTATTGAAAATATTTGGACCATCGAATCTAACCGATTGTGCTGTATTCAATACACTAATTTTATTCGGTCCAATTCTATGTGTTCTTCTTGTACCACCTTGTTTACCGCTAAAGTACAACACGTGGTCTCCATCTGTACCATCCGTACCGTAACTGTACGACATCCACATGCCACCAAAGTTAGATGATGATAGTCCCCCAACTTCATCCCCGCCACCATGCATACCGTCAAGGTCTGCTGTTGAGTCAATTCTACCTGTTTGGTTACCAAGAGAACCAGTAGTCATTGGGCTAAAATAAATAGGACTAGGTTTTACGAATGTGCGTACATCGTATACTTCGGTTACTTCCATATTCAAACCTCCAGCACCATTGTTATGAACACACTTCACGACAGCAAGGGCTGTGCTTTGTTTAGATGCAAGGTTCAGGCCACCATTTAGACCACTAGTATCGCTCAAAAAACTTTCAGGCGTTACTGGAAAACCACTAGATACTATCGAACCTTGTTCTATATGGATGCCGTATTTTGGGGATTCTGTGTCACTACAAGCATAAACAACTAACAAACAAGATTGGCCGTTAGTTGTCATTTGCGTACCTCCACCTTCGATAGTACTCGCTTGTAGTGTAATGGTGTGTGTAGCACCTGCGGCTATATTACCAAAAGGTATGATTAATCCGTCTAATACAGCATATCCACCTCTTACTACGATAGAGTTAGTACCGTTGTCGGAAACGTATCCGGGACTTGTAACCTTAGCGTTTCTATTGCTATCGCCTGTTGCCGTATCTTCATACATCAAGATTCCATTACCGTGTATGCCTTCAAATAAGTTAGTTAAAGACGGAGAAAGAATATAATCTCCATCAGTCAATGTTGTTGTGTGTCCTGAAATGACGTTTTCTACCATAATATCACTTTACCTCTATCATTAATTGGATTACTACTTCGTTTGTTGATGTTTTCTTTATCGGATTGAAAACATGTCTTGTAATAGGGGTGAATCCGCTTGAACCCCTTAATTGCACGAACACTTCTTTGAGCGTTTCGTCGAATGCGTTTGCTGTTGTTAAATTACCTTCTACAAGTAATGTTGAATTATCCATAATGCGTACAGTAGGCGTTATTGTTATCGCTGGTCTACCAGCACTACCATCGCTACTTGTAGCAGGTGTGCTATCAAAACCAATAACCATTTCATTGATGTTATCGGCTATTGTTTCTATCACTAATCGTTTCAAATGGTCGTTTGCTGGCATTATGATTCCCCCTCTATTGTTGTAGATTCTTTTTCTATTAAACCTATATTTTGAATAGTTCCGTCTGTTGCAGTGTCGCTAACTAAGACACCGTTAGCAATATCTAACTTCTTTCTTGCCGTACCTACTGTTATCGGCCCACCTAATCTTCCCCTATCGCTATTTCCCCCAATTAAGAAGCCAGCGTGTGATAATTCAGTAACTGTAATTGTCGGTGTTACTATTATTTCTAGGCTATCAAAGAATGAAAAGTTCTCATCTGTAATTTGGTTTGTCTTATCCGGTCTTCTCTTAGATGATGATGACACACTTCCGCTTTCTATACCCTGTAAGACTCCTTCTAATCCCGATTCAACGCTGAGGAAAGTAAAATCGCTCAAAGCGCTACCTGCTCTGTGTTGCGCCTCCAGTATAGTCAATCTTTTACCGTCATATTCTATTATATCGCCCGGCCTCGCATCCCATAAATTAGGATGACCTCTAGATTGTAGTGAACCTGTTGTAGACGCATTCGCTTTCAATATCTGCCTTGCAACTGTCTTTGCACGCGATATGCTTGTAATAGATTCATCAAATATAGGAGTTACACTTTCTAGTACATCTGTGTTGTATTTACTTTGTTGCCTACTTCTATCATCCATTGTAAGAATCAAGTCTTCATTTAATGCTATTTGTTTACCTTGCACTGTGACGCGGTTTTCTATATTCTCAATAGGGTTAGTTTTCTTCTGACCAAAACGTATGTTACCTGCTATTTTTCTACTCACGTCTGCATGATTAAAAGGCACATAATTTAACACACCGTATCTATTCATCATAGTCACACGATTGTCATGTCTAGAAACAAAGCGTAAGGCTGTAATTAGATTAATGCCATAGAAATCAGACGCTAAGAATGTATTACTTACCTTACGTCTATTATTGCTACCTCTAGTAGTTGTAATGTGTGAACCTGTTGTTACCGCAGTAATTGCATCAGGTACATTTTGTGCTAATCTAACCGCTAAATCGGTAGTTCTAAATCCAATATCTATACCTTGTGCAAGATGTACTCTTTCATCTCTAAAACCTATATCTTTCAAAGTGCGACCTTTCATGTTGCGTAAATCTAATTGTAGACCATTGCTGGTAGAAGTAACTGTACTCTTCATAATTCGGTCTACTGGGTTATCTTCGCTATACAATAAATCTGTAACCTTGTTTTTACCATTACTAGACCATATATCGCTTTTCAGCGAATGCCCGTCAGTTTCAGTATGCGTAATGATAATACTAGATTCAGATTCAACTAAAGAATATGTACGCTCTGTTGCTAAATCGTAATTATCAGCGTTTATCGCTTCAATAGTAACTCTAGTCTTACCTGCACTTCTTGGCTCTACTTTTGCGTAATGTACAGCGTTATCTACAAACACTGGTTGTCTAATATCGTTCATTACATTTGTCAAGGTTTCATCAAACCTACCTTTTGACGATTGAATAAGACCCATCACGCACCATCTCCGCTATGGTCTGTGACATTGAAGTCCACATCACCTTTGTGCCCTTTATTGTGTAATGACTGGCTAAATCTAGGTTTTACAGCAAAGTCGCTTCTCTTGAGTTCATCGTCTGTATCTTCTTCTTGCCTTCTTCTCGCTGCATCCGAACGATGATGTTGTAGTGTGTTTTCACTTATGATAATTCTAGATACGCTAGTTTTCAAACTTGTATTATCAAATCCACTCACACCTGTGCCTAGTAATTTTGGTCCATAACTGAGTGGTGTAGTGAATGCGCTTACACCTGTGGCAGCGTGGTCGAATACAAATATAGGAAGATACGGTCCATTACTGTCAGGTAGGCCATTTCTTGATAGATTCGTATTAGGCGTTCTACCGTTTTCCACTTCGTATGTGAATATACCATACTTGCCGCCGGATGTTGCGTGCAGGTAATTTTGAGTGTATTGAGGTGATGCGCTATTCAATGAATTGTGTATGCGATATACTTCCGTGTGTTTAGCGTCTAAGACTCTCACAGGTCTAACTAAGAACTTCACAATGTTATCGTTCTCATTATTTCTCACAGTATCTGTATTATAATTTGTAACACTCCCATCAGATGGGCTTTGGTAAGGGTTACTTGTGTGATTGCTACCACTCAAAGTCTCAACGCCCCAACCAGTATCGTCAAACAGTCCAGCATAACTCTTCGTCTCAATTATGTATGAACCTCCGTATGGTCTGAACACGTTAGTGTGTGAGTATCTATGAACGGCAGAAACCGTAGA